ATAGCTTTACAGTATCAGGTTCTAACCTTATCTTTGACACGGCTCTGACAGCCTCAGACAGCATTGACTTTGTTGTTGCTCTGGGTGATGTGCTGGGTGTTGGTTCGGTTACTGATGGGGCTATTACAGCTAACAAGATTGGTGCTGACGCTGTTACTACAGCTAAGATACAGGACGGTGCTGTGACTGCGGCAAAGATTGATAGCTTGCCAACAGGGTCTGTGTTGCAAGTTGTAAGTGCAACCAAGACAGACAAGCAATCAACAACAAGTGCAACACCCTCTGACATAACAGGATTAAGCGTGTCAATAACGCCAACTAGCACATCAAGTAAAATACTTGTTATGACCAGCATAAACTATGGTGGCGATACTAATTTTTATGGGGCTTTCTTTGTTAAAAGAAATTCTACAGATATTGTTTTAAGCACAGTTGGAACTGGTAATCAGGTAAACTCAACCTTTGGAGTTGGTGGCGATAGCTCAGATGGGGCATATAAATTAAACGGCACGGCACACTCTTATTTAGACAGCCCAGCAACTACATCTGCGGTTACATACAAAGTGCAGTTTGCCAGTACACACTCTAGTATTAGTTTGGCTGTTAACGGAACAGGTAACACAGATAATAACTCCTACATTATTGGCGGCACATCAACCATTACTGTTATGGAAATAGCGGGATAGGGAGACTGACATGGCACTTATAAAACTAAACAATCAGTCTCTGTCTGCTGTGACATCGGCTGGCTTGCCTATTAGGGCTGGTAGTGTGTTGCAGGTGGTTGAAGGTAGGTCAGCCGCAACTGAGTTTTTTCCCACTACTTTAAACACTTATGAGGATATAGGGCTTTCTGTAAGCATCACCCCTTCTTCTAGTTCCAGTGAAATCTTTGTGACTTTTACCGTAGGGATTGCGGCAAACAATGTAAATCTTTTAGACACAAGGCTATTACGAGATAGCACAGTTATCCTAAATACCACTCAGTATTATAGTGGCGCACATTGGCAAGGCGCAAATGGCGCAAGTGTTATTTTAGATGCGCCATCAACTACCTCTGCTGTAACGTATAAAGTTCAAGGCTCTCAATCTGCTAGTGGTATTGGTAATGCAAGGTGGCAATATAACAATGCTGTTTCCTCTATTATTGCTATGGAGATTGCAGGGTGATGGACGAAACACAATCACAACTAGATGCCCACGAGCGAGAGTGTGCAGTGAGATATGAACTTGTTCAAAGTAAACTAGAATCGCTTGACAAACGTATGTGGCGGCTAGAGGCTATGCTTATGGCTTCTACTGCCTCTATGATTGGTATTGCGGTGATGTTAATAACCAAACTATAACATAAGGAGAGTAGGCTATGCTGGCAGAACTTGCCGCCGCTAATGCCGCCTTTGCTGTAATCAAGAAGTTTATTTCCAATGGAAGAGAACTGGCTGACTGTACGAAAGCTATCAGTGACTTTGTTACAGCAAAGGACGCTCTTCAGAAACGAGGTAACAAGAAGAAGAACTCTTGGTTTGGAAAGTTAAGCGGTAACACTGCGGATGATTTAGAAGAGTTCATGGCGTTAGAAAAGATACGTCAACATGAAGAAGAATTAAAACAGTTTATGATATACTGTGGTCGTGCTGGCTTATGGCATGATTGGATTAGGTTTCAAGCACAGGCTCGTAAACGTAGACAACAAGAAAAGATTGAAGCTGTTCGTAGACGACAGGAACTAATAGAAGTTCTTGGTTACGCTACGGTAGCTGTAACACTAGTGGCGGTATGTGCAAGCGTATTATATGCCGCTTGGATATGGAGAAACTAATGATACAAGCACTGATACCACAGTTGCTTCCTATTCTGGGTAACGCTATAGATAAAGTAATACCTGACAATGTATCTAAGGAAGTAGCTAAAAAAGAACTTGAAAAAGCACTAGTAGATAATGCTAACAGTATTAATCTTGAAACTATTAAAACAAATCAGATTGAAGCTGGACACCGTTCAGTGTGGGTATCAGGTTGGAGGCCAGCTATCGGCTGGTCGTGTAGCCTTGGCATTGCGTGGCTCTTTATTGGACATCCACTGGCTACGTGGGTAACTATGCTTACTGGTAATGATAGTATGGTAATGCCTACCATTCCTACAGACATCTTACTTGAGCTTACCTTTGCTATGCTTGGTATGGCTGGTCTGCGTACTTTTGAAAAGTTGAAAGGTATTACTAAGTAGTGGAATTAATACATATAGAAATGATTATACATCTTCTTGTACTAACAGGAGTATGGGTAAACACTATTCTTAATATATTGAGTAGACGTAAATGAATAAACTTATTGAACAACTTAAACGGCATGAGGGGCTTCGGCTTACACCATATAAATGTACGGCAGACAAGTGGACTATAGGCGTAGGGAGAAATCTGGAAGACGTAGGTATCTCAGAGGAAGAGGCAGAAATGCTTCTACACAACGATATACAAAGAGCGTCACATCAACTGAAGGAACGCTTTCCGTGGACGTTGGAACTAGACGAGGTACGTTTCTCAGCCCTACTCAACTTCGTCTTCAACGTAGGCATAGGGACAGCCTCAAAGTTCGTAAACGCAATGGCTCTGCTAAAGGCAAGAAACTACGATATGGCGGCTGACGAGTTTCTAAAAAGCCGCTGGGCTAAACAAGTAGGTAATCGTGCCATTGAAGTTACAGACCAGATACGTACAGGAGAATGGAAGTGAGTGATGAAAACATAGGGGAAAAGATAGGTTTTCCCAACGCAAAGTATTTAAAAGACCCTAAGAAAAAAAAAGAAAAGAAAGAAAGTTTACTTAAATACTACAAAAGAAAAATTAAAGAACTAACCACGTCATGACAGAAAAACAACTGATGGAGACTCTGCACGATGCAGTCACTAGAGACTTGCTAATGCGTGTACAGAGTGGCGAAGCAACGGCTAGTGAGCTATCAGTAGCTGTTAAGTTTCTTAAAGACAACGGTGCAAGCCTTGATGTTATCACAGCAGAAAGTCCTATGGCTAGTCTGCTAGAGAACCTACCCTTTGAATCAGCGGAGAAAATACAATGAGAGGGCATAACGCAAGTTTAACATCTAAAAATGTTACGCTCCCTGCTGACCAATCTTGGTTAAAAATACTAGACGATAATCCTAGCCGCATGTACTTGGTAATTCAGAATGACCACGATAATCACTCTATTACTATTGGTTTCAGTAATAATACTACTGCACCTACTAGTGGTCTAAACCTTGCAGGTTCTAACACAGTGGGTGATAAAGCGGCTACATGGGAGTTCTCAGTAGCACCTCTTAACGCTGTATGGGCAAAGGTAAACGATGCTCACGCACATGACATTGAAGTAATATACGATGACTAATGTACCACAGGCTCTACATGACTTTAGGAACTTTACGTACCTAGTCTGGCAACATCTGGGGTTACCAGAGCCTACCCCAGTACAGTATGACATTGCTAACTATCTTCAACACAGTCCCAAGCGTTGTATCATCGAAGCATTTCGTGGTGTGGGTAAATCCTATATCACAGCCGCCTACGTTGTCCACCAGCTACTGCTAGACCCTGACAAGAAGTTTATGGTAGTCTCTGCATCTAAGGCTCGTGCTGATGACTTCAGTACGTTTACACAGCGTATTATCACAGAGATACCTATCTGTCAACACCTAGTGGCTAAAGAAGGTCAACGCTGGTCTAAGATTGCCTTTGACGTAGCACCTGCTAAAGCCTCTGGTTCTCCCTCAGTAAAGTCTGTGGGTGTTACTGGACAGCTTACTGGTTCTCGTGCTGACGTTATTATTGCAGATGACGTGGAAGTACCTAACAACAGTATGACACACATGATGCGAGAAAGACTTGCAGAGAGTGTAAAAGAGTTTGACGCTGTTCTAAAGCCTGACGGTAACATTATCTACCTTGGTACACCACAGAATGAGATGTCCTTGTACAACACACTGACTACTCGTGGCTATGATATGCGTATCTGGCCTGCTCGTTACCCTACCCTAGAACGCTCTGAAAAGGCGTATGGTAGCCGTCTTGCACCTACACTGTATGATTCTATACAAAAAGAAGGAGAGGCTCTCTATGGCCTTCCTACAGACCCTAAACGATTTACAGATGATGACTTACTAGAAAGAGAACTTAGTTATGGACGCAGTGGCTTTGCTTTACAGTTTATGCTGGACACCTCACTCTCCGATGGTGACAAGTATCCACTTAAACTCAGTGACCTCATCGTGTATTCATGCGATAGAGATACAGCTCCAGAAAAAATGGTCTACGGAATTTTTAGACCTCTCACAGAGCTACCGAATGTTGGACTGAGTGGTGACCGTTTCTACGCCCCTGAGGACACTCTAGGTCGTTCAGAGTACTCTGGTAGCGTTTTAGCCATTGACCCCTCTGGTAGAGGCTCTGACGAGACTGCATACGCTGTTGTAAAGATGCTTAACGGTTTCTTGTATGTGGTAGATGCTGGTGGTGTAGAGGGTGGTTATAGTGACAATACACTACAACACCTCACTGACCTAGCTAAGTTACATAAAGTAAACTCTGTATTGATTGAGAGTAACTTTGGTGACGGTATGTTTACTGAACTACTGAAGCCTTATGTAGATAAGACGTACCCAGTGACTATAGAAGAGGTACGACACAGTAAACAAAAGGAACTACGTATCATTGATACACTAGAACCTGTTATGAACCAGCATAGATTGGTCATAGACCCTAAGGTTATCATTAGGGATTACGATAGTGTACAGCATATGCCCCCTGAGAAGGCGGCTAAGTACATGCTTACATACCAGATGACACGTATAACTAAGGCTCGTGGAGCTTTAGCACACGATGATAGGCTTGATGTGTTAGCTATGGCTGTCCAGTATTGGGTAGACCAGATGGCTAGTGACGCTGATAGTGCCATGAGGGAACGTAAGAGTGAGCTTATGGATGCTGAATTAGACAAGTTTATGAGGAATGTTAATACAAGTACTATGAAAGTAAGTAGTAGTACATGGTTCTAAAGTTGACCTAGAGAGGGGCTGAGGGTTTACCTAAGTATATATAGCTATACTTCGGCTCTTTTCTAGGGACTACTCCTACTAGATACCCCTGACTAAAAATATACAGAAAAATATGAGGGGGTTATACGTACAGGAGCAGGGCGAGTTTCCCCATGACTATATATATGCCTAGGGTGTAGGCGTGTTGCCCCATCCAAAACCATGCCACACTACACCTAAGCACACTTAAGCAATCATAAAGTGTGGCGCATGGTGTCCAAAGTGTAGTTTTTTTTGTGCATTATATAGTGTCATGGGTTTTTAAAGTGTTTCTTTGGTGTCTTTGTTTGTTTTTATCTATTTTTTTTCGTAATGTTTTCAATGCTTTGTAAATTAATTTCATAATCTGTTATTTTTATTGTTTACTTTCTTTTATCTTTCGATTTATACTGAAGGGGAAGTTAAGGAAAACCGAAACCAACGAGACAAGGCCTAGGGCTGGTATACAAAAGGTTTAGGGGCAAACGTTACCTAGCGTGGTTAAGCTTCAAGAATACACAACGAAACACTAGATAGGATTTGAAACAATGGCGCAGATTAAGCGAATTACAGCAATTGAATTAACACTAACGCATAGAGAATTGACAACACTAAGCTTGGCACTAGATGCAAAGAAACAACAAGAAGAGGAAAAGTTTGGGGAAGGTAATGCTTTCCGTGCTACTATGAGATTGATAGCCGATATTGAAGAAGCCTATCAGCTTACAAAATAATTGCTTGACACTATAAACGCTAGGGGCTACCATGTCCCTAGCAATCAAGAAAGGACAGGACTATGAGCAAGCATAACATCCGCAAAATGTACAAGTATGCACTAGCAAACTTGACAGAACAAGAAATTGAGCAAGCGAAGCACTGGTATGATGAGGCAAAAGAAGAAGCCAAGGCCATTGCAGAAAAGCTAGATATGCCTGTCTATATTGTGGTGGGTGTTATGGCGGCCTTGTCACCTAATAACAAATGGGAAAGAAACCTAGTCAATGCCTATGAATTGTGTAAAGCTTTTCAAGACGGGCAAGGCATGGATAGCGTCAAGGTATCTACCTATCATAAGATGAAAGAAAAAGCATGGGGCATCTTGACAGAATTTCCAGACTATGAGACAGTAGTAGTACGCCTATCTGGTAAAAAGATTATCAGTTTTTTCAGGAATATCATGGGCGAAGACGATATAACTATTGACGGACACGCAAGAAACATTTACTATAACGAAAGGGTAGGACTAACAGACGCAAAGACTAGCATAGGCGTGAAAGAATACGCTAAACTGCAAAAAGAATATTTGACAGTGGCAAAAGAATTTGATATGCTAGGTAGACAGATGCAAGCCATAACATGGGTAGCATGGAAAAAGAAACACAATATTTAACTTGACAACATCCTGAACATGATGATAAACTGTTTATATAATCAACCAACCTTGAAAGGGTAAGACAATGCAAACTAAGACAATCAAAATCGCAGGTAAGACAGTAGCAGTAACAGGCAAGCGTAATCGTGTAGTACAAAACCGCTTTGGCCTAAGCAAGGGAACAACATTCTTTGGATTACACCTTGGCAAGACTTCACGCTACCTATCAATCCCAAGCCTAGCATCTCGCAAGTTTGGTGGTGTGGCAGATATCAAGGGCTAACAGGTAAACAACAGGGGCTAGGTATAAGCCTAGTCCCACCAAGAAAGGATAAGCTAATGACTGAAAAACTTTTAACAATCTTTACAATCGCAGGTGGGTCTGTTATGATGTACCTATCAGGGGCAGAACTAGTATATTACAACGGACTAGGTATGCCAGCAATCTACACAGCATCTGTGCTAATACTAGGTGCAGGTATCAGGTCAGTCATTAAGAGGTGATGTAATGCGAGTAACTAAACACATGCTAGAGGTACGCTTGGGACGTATTAACAGGACACTAAACACAGACTATGGACTAAACAATGCACCTTGTTATGGTGGTTGGCAGATGACAGCTAACAAGGGTAGCACTATCATACAGCACAGACTACCACCCAAGCAGATGTTAAACTATCTTGATGGTGTAATATTAGGGCTTGACATGGCTAATCATGGGGTAGTAAGATGATTATCAGAAGTAGAAAGAAAGTATTTCAGTTAATTAGAGAAAGTACAAGAGGAAAGTAAGATGAATGAACTATTCTTGATAAACTATGAGACAAAACAAGATGGCTGGGTCTGTGATAAACACACTCATTCACTGAGAGTAGCAACAGAATATGCCAGAGCATACAGGGATATGGGTTATCGAGTAACGGTTCAGTCAGTCTTAATCAATGAACATGGAAAGGTGAAAATCTAATGGCGAATATATTTGACAAGGCTTTTGTAATCGGCTACCATGATGGGTATCATGGGGACATGTGGGACAAAGAAAAGTATCACAAAGATTTACAGCCTCAAATGTGGATTAAGTACAAGCATGGATGGGAAGCAGGTTTCCTATCAAGAGCAGAAGAGAAAGAAACACAGTATGCGTAACGTATCAGTAGACTTAGGGGATGGGTACAGCCTGTCACTATTCCAGAGCGATGTAACAGGACTAGTTGAAATTGTACCTATCTATGAGAGTGACACAGAGGGTGGGCTGATTGGTGAGCCTGTATATGTAAAGGGTGCAGAAGAATTAATAGAGCTAGTACAATCAGCACTTGACAAAGACTTCGCAATCTGGGAGAATCAATATTACATAGAACTAGAAGCAGAACTAGATGAACATCATGAACAATACCAGTTAGGTCTGGTAGTAGATAACACAAAGGATGCAGACAAATGAGACTAGAAGTAAACACAGAACACTATGACAATCTTCCACAAGAACATCTAGTGGAAAGCTTGGGGGTGCTACCTCATTGGGTACGAGAGAGCCACATACTAGGCGTGGATTGTATGAAGTCCTATCTAAATGATAGGTATGGCTATGGTCTGTATGAGTACAAGGGCAAGGTCAAAGAGAACGGCACGTATCAGTCAGAGTTTGAGGATGATGAAGACTTGCATTTCATAGCACGTATGAGAACACAGCTAGGCATGGTGTACTTCTATCCCTATGCTATGGTAGCAATACCGACAGATGATGGACACTTTGTAACGAGGATGGATTAATGAGTATGGGATTTAAGCAGTGTCAACACTGTGATGATGGCGAAGCAGAAGCCTTGTATGCAGTAGATGGTAAGATAGAATGGTACTGCCATGAGTGTGGTGTATCATGGACAGAAACACCAAGTGAGTATGAGGCAGTAACCAAGCACCAGTTATGGTGGGAAGAACAGATGCAGTGATAAGCTTTATGATATTTGTCATAACTCTACCACTATGGTTGATACCATTAACATTATTAAGTTATCTCTATAACAGAAGGAGAGGCAACAGTGTCAACACTAGAGAAACAGCTAGCACTAGAAATGGAAATGCTACAGGCTGGGATTAACAGATACCAGAGCAACACAAACAAACTTATTGAGAAGGGAATACAGAGCAACACACAACACGGCAGGGCAGTGATTGCAGGGGTAGTCAATGCGGTGGCAGATGGTGTAAGGGAAATACAAGCAAGCACCACAAGCAATCGAGACATAGCCAAGAAGAAACTACAGGGCATGGATGTCCACGCTATAGCCTACCTAGCCATGATTACTATTGTTGATGAGGTATCCAAACGCTATACCCTAACCAAGATAGCCAGATATATAGGCATGAATATTGAGATGCAGAAGAGGCTTACACAGTGGGTTGAGGCAGAAGGTAAGTCAGCACTAAACATTATCAAGAAGGCTAACGAGAAAGCAAGCAAGCAACACAAGCGGCAGGGTCTTGTCTACAAGATGAACAAGGACGGCTACAAGGACACTGAGTGGACAAACGAAGAGCGTATCCATGTAGGTATGAGGCTGATTGATAAGGTGATAGTCAAGACAGGACTAGTTAAGCTTAACAAGCACAGACAACGGACTAACAAGACAGTAACATATCTTGAGGCTACACCAGAAACGCTTGAGTGGATTAAAAACTTTAACAAGCACAACGAGGCAGGGAAGCCACGCTTTGCACCATCACTGATACCACCACGAGATTGGGTAGATGTTGAGGGTGGTGGATATCATAGCCAAGTGTTCAACAAACTACCATTAGTGAGGGTACATTGAAGAAGAGCAGTAGAGAATACATGGACAGACTACGCAAGCAGGACATGAGCCTTGAGTACAGGGCAGTCAATGGACTACAGCGTACAGCTTGGACTATTGATAAGGGTGTGCTTGATGTGATGCGTAAGGCATGGGATAGTAACCAAGAGTGGGCAGGGTTGCCACCTCGTTATGACCTAGACCTACCAGAGTATCCATTCAATAAAGACCCTCAGGATATGGATGAGGCTGAACTACAAAAGTATAGAGAGTGGGCAAAGAAACGTAACGCTATCTATACATTCAACGGAAAGTCTATGTCACGTAGACTACAGGTTGAACGGACAATACAACTAGCGGAACAGTACGCTAACTATCCAGAGTTTTATTTTGTATGGCAGTTAGATTTTCGCTCAAGAAAATATCCAGTAGAAAGTTTTATGTCACCACAGGTGGCTGATTGGGGCAAGGCTCTGTTACTATTTAACAATGGGTTTCCAATCAATAACTTTGATGATGCTTACTGGCTTGCCATTCATGGTGCTAACCTGTTTGGTAATGATAAGGTATCGTTTGATGAACGTGTCCAGTGGGCATGGGAGAACGAAGACAACATCGTTAAGACTGCTGAGAACCCACTTGACTACACATGGTGGCAGGAAGCAGACAAGGCATGGCAGTTCTTGGGTTGGTGCTTTGAGTGGTATGGTCTACTGCGTGAGGGTTGGGGTTTCTATACTCACCTACCCTGTGCGGCAGATGGTTCATGCAATGGACTGCAACACCTGTCAGCTATACTTAGGGATGAGGTAGGTGGTAAGGCTACCAACCTGATACCATCAGACAAACCTGCTGATATCTATGCAGATGTGGCAGACAAGGCAGTAGCCCTGATACAAAAGGACGCACAAGAGGGTAACGAACTTGCACAAACGTGCTTGACATTCGGTATCGACAGGTCTATAACTAAAAGACCAGTGATGATTGTGCCATACTCAGGTACTCAACACGCCTGTCGTGAGTATATCCAAGAGGCTATCACTGACAGGATAGAGAAGAAGGGAGTAGACAATCCGTTTGGTGATGACCTGTTCCAAGCTGGTCTGTACCTAGCAGGTCATGTGTGGCAGGGTATCAATGATACTATCGCATCAGCACGACAGGTCATGGACTATGTAAAGCTTGTGGGTAAGCACTATGGTGAGGCTAGTAGACATATGGAATGGGTGACACCAACAGACTTTCTTGTGGTGCAACCATACTTCAACACTAAGAAGCGTCTTATCAAGACACACGTTGACGGTAACTTAGTATACCTGAGTTACCAACAGGAGTTGCAGGACACAGTGAACAAGTCACGCATCTCAACAGGGGCATCACCTAACTTCATTCACTCGTTGGATGCGTCAGCCTTGACCTTGACTATCAACCAGTGTATGGATAAGAACATGATGGACTTCAGCATGGTGCATGATAGCTATGGGACACACAGTCCTAACATGGATATCATGAGCCGCATACTGAGGGAAGCTTTTGTAGATATGTATAAGAAACATGATGTACTACAGGAGTTACGTGACCATGCAGTAGAGACTATCGGTGATAGTTCTATACCACAACCACCATCGACAGGTGGGTTAGATTTAGATAGGGTATTGGAATCTAATTATTTCTTTGGGTGATTCCTAAAGTTGACCTATAGCCCAAAGATAAACTAAAGCTTATACAGGAGATTATATGAGCAAGAAACTAAAGACTGTAACTGGTAAGGCAATGTGGGTTAAGGTGTTTGAACCAGACACCAAGTTCAATCCAGATGGTGTGTACTCAGTTGACCTACTCAAACCACAACTTGAAGCAACAACTCTGAGTGACTATCTCGAAGGTCTAGTAAGTGAACGACTAGAAGAAGAGATGAAGCAGAACCCTAAGTATAAGGATAAGCTGTCCACTCACCTTCCCTTTGAGGAAGACTATGACAAGGAGAACAATCCAACTGGTGATATCAAGTTCAAGTTTAAGCTTGATGCAGTAGGTAAACGAAGAGATGGTAATACCTACACACAGAAACCTTTGGTTGTAGACTCCAAGCTTACACCTATGAATGGTGATAAGATGATTGGTAATGATAGTACCATCAAGGTATCCTTTGAGCCTCGTACATACTTCATCCCTGCTACCAAGATAGTAGGTGTTAAGTTACACCTAGTAGGTGTGCAGGTGCTAACACTAGAAGAGTATGGTGGTGGTGCATCATCCATGTTCAATGTAGAGGATGGGTACGTAGAAGAGGCAGTTGCTAAAGATGATGCGACTGAGGTATTCGAGGATGGTAATGCAGTAGCCAGTGATGAAGGGGACTTTTGAGGAGAGGGTCATTGCGAACCTAGATGAACGTGGTGTTTCATATGTGTATGAACCAGAAAAAATTTCGTACACTGTGGAACGCCACTACATCCCTGACTTAGCAGTTGGTAAGATGATAGTAGAGTTGAAGGGATACTTCAGGCAGGATAGTCAGCGTAAGATGAAGGCTATCAAGGCACAGTACCCTGACCTAGACATACGATTTGTATTTCAGAAGGCTAGCTCTACTATACAGGGTGCTAAGAAAAGGAAGGACGGTTCAAAGATGACCTGTGCTGAGTGGGCAGACCGACAAGGGTTTGTCTGGACAGAAGGAACTATACCAGAGGAGTGGCTTAATGGATAACGAAGACCGTATATTAAAAGCTGAACAGAGTGAAAGGAATTTAGAACGATGAGCCTAATGGAAATCAGTGAGGAGTTTGTGTCCTTGATTGACATCAACACTGAGATGAACGAGACAGGTGTAAGCGTGTCTGTGTACATTGATGACGAAGAGTTCTACAGTGAGATTGATTGGCGAGATGTTGGTCTTGATATTGCTGAAGATGTGGATACCTACCCTAACCATGTAGCAAAGGCGATAGCAAAGAAGATGCGTATCGTTTCTGACTACCTGCTAGAGAGCATAGCCAATGGAAGATAACAGTGAGTTTATCAGGCACGTAGCCTGTCCTCACTGCGGCAGTAGTGATGCCAATGCTGAGTATTCAGATGGTAAACACTACTGCTTCTCTTGCCAGACGCTGACACCAGCAGACAATGAAGGAGTGATTGCAGTGACAACACAAGTAGATAGTAAGTTTCTCGATATAGATATCGGACAACTAAACAAGAGAAAGATTAACGAGAAGACAGCCAAGCACTGGCAGTATGGCATCTCTACCTACAAGGGTAGTAAGGTACAGGTAGCAAACTTCTATGACAGGCAGGGTAAACTGCAAGCACAGAAGCTACGCTTTCCTAACAAAGACTTCACTGTGCTAGGCGATATCAAGAATGTAAACCTGTATGGTGAACATCTTGCAAGAGACAGTGGTAAGATGATTACTATTGTTGAGGGTGAGCTTGATGCTCTCTCGTTGAGCCAATGCTTTGACAACAAGTGGCCTGTGGTATCACTACCTCAGGGTTGTCACTCAGCTAAGAAGGCAGTGAGTAAGGCACTGGATTGGCTGTGTAACTACGACACCATTGTTCTTATGTTTGACAATGATGAGGCAGGACACAAGGCGGCTATTGATGTAGCCAATATCCTACCACCTAACAAGGCTAAGATTGCCAAGCTTCCCCTAAAGGATGCTAGCGATATGATGCAAGCAGGTAGGACAGAGGAACTGATTGATGCTGTGTGGTCAGCTAAGACCTACCGTCCTGATGGTATCGTTGCAGGTGTTGACCTGTGGGATACAGTAACTACCACCGAAGACAAGCAATCTGTACCCTACTCATACGTAGGATTGCAGGAGAAGACAGGTGGTTGTAGGCGTGGTGAGATTGTAACTATCACGGCAGGGTCAGGCATTGGTAAGTCACAGTTAGCACGAGAGCTAGCCTTTGGACTTATCAAGAATGGTGAGACACTAGGGTACATTGCACTAGAGGAGAACGTAAAGCGTACTGCCTTGGGTCTGATGTCACTAGAGTTGAACAAGCCTCTACACCTGAGACAAGACAACGAAATCCCAGAAGAGGAGATGCGTGATGCTTTCAACAATACTGTGGGTTCTGGTAGAGTCTATCTGTATGACCATTGGGGTTCTACTGATTCTGACAATCTACTCTCAAAGATACGTTACTTGGTCAGAGGTTGCGGCTGTAGTTATATTATCCTTGACCACATCTCTATCGTTGTATCTGGGCTTGAAGGTGGGGATGAACGGAGACTTATTGATAACACCATGACTAGGCTACGTGCCTTGGTTGAGGAGTTGAACTGTGGTCTACTACTCATCTCACACTTGAAGCGTCCATCAGGTGACAGAGGCCATGAGGATGGCGCACAAACATCACTAGCACAACTGCGTGGCTCTGCCGCAATCGGTCAGCTAAGTGATATGGTCATTGGTCTTGAACGTAACCAGCAAGACGATGACAACCCACATATAAGCCATGTCCGTGTGTTGAAGAACAGATGGTCAGGCGAGACAGGACTGTGTTGTTCTCTCGAATACGTAAAAGAGACAGGACGTATGGTAGAGGTAATGTTTGAAGAGGATGATACAGACCCTGAATTTTAACTAGTGCGGAGACACAGAATGAAACTGATATTTGATATCGAAGCAGACCACCTGCTTGAGCAAGTCTCACAAGTGTGGTGTATAGTGGCAAGGGATATTGATACCAATGAGGTACACACCTTTGACCCCAACAGTATCAAGGAAGGTCTAGACTTTCTCAAGCAAGCAGACATGCTAATTGGTCACAACATTATTTCATATGACCTACAGGTATTGAAGAAGCTGTATGACTTTGAGTATGATGGACAACTGCTTGACACTTTGGTATACTCTCGTACCATCTGGCCTAACTTAAAAGAACTAGACTACAAGTTATACCAGAAGGGTAAGTTTGAATCTAAGTTAATTGGAAGCCACAGCCTGAAGGCATGGGGCATTAGACTAGGGGAGTTAAAGGGTGCGTTTAACAGTGGTACAGAAAGCTTTGCAATATTCACACAGGAAATGCTCGACTACTGTGTCCAAGACACACAAGTCACAGCAACCTTATACAAAAGAATCAAGTCAAAAGACTTCAACCAAGAAGCCCTCGACTTAGAACAGAAGCTTCACACACTTCTATTAGAGCAGGAGAACACAGGGTTTCCGTTCAATGTAGAAGAGGCAGAGGCTTTGTTCACCAAGCTACAGTCACGCAAGATGACGATTGAACAGGAACTACAGGATACGTTTGAGCCTACACTAGTGGAGCTTAAGACTAAGACTAAAGTTATACCATTCAATCCAGCATCACGACAGCAGATTGCTGACAGACTAATGAAGCGTGGTTGGCAACCCGATGTGTTTACTGATAACGGTGACCCTAAGGTAGATGAGACAGTGCTTGCAGGTATTGATATGCCTGAGGCTAAACTACTGAACGAGTACCTACTACTCAATAAACGTATCGGTCAGCTTGGTACTGGCAAACAAGCATGGCTTAAACTACAGAAGGATGGTAAGATACATGGACGTGTCAATCATATGGGTGCAGTTACTTCACGCTGTACGCACAACAATCCAAACGTGGCTCAAGTCCCTAGTGTTGGTGCGGAGTATGGCACGGAATGTCGTAGCTTGTTTCATGCTCCTGACGGCTATAGTCTTCTGGGGGCTGATGCTTCTGGGTTGGAACTTAGATGTCTTGCTCATTATATGGCTTCTTACGATGACGGTTCTTATAGTAAAGTAGTCCTTGATGGTGACGTGCATACCACAAACCAAGAAGCGGCTGGGCTACCTACTCGTTCCAATGCCAAGACATTCATCTATGGATTTCTTTATGGTGCAGGTGATGAGAAGATTGGTAAGATTATTGGCAAGGGTTCAGGTGAGGGTAGAAAAATCAAGAAAAAATTTCTATCTAAACTACCTGCACTAAAGTACCTGAAGGATGCTGTATCTGATGCGGCAGAAAAACGTGGTTGGATTAAGGGACTTGACGGACGTGTCATTCCTATACGTCACAGTCATGCCGCACTTAATACTTTACTTCAAAGTTGTGGTGCAATCATTTGTAAAACTTGGTATGTTCGTATTGCCAAAGCTATCAAGGAAGCTAACTTAGATGCAACAATCGTAGCGTTTGTACATGATGAGGTACAGCTACTAGTTAAGAAAGGACAAGAAGATGAGACAGGCAGAATTATTCAACGATGTATGCGAGACACAGAACAGCAGTTCAACTTCAGATGTAGACTTGACAGTGACTACAAGTACGGAAGTAACTGGGCAGACACCCACTAACATTAACTGTGTCTTTGAAGATGGTGAGTGGTGGTACTACGGACAAGCTAACGGCAGACGTAGACTAGCCTCACATAACAAGAAGAACATTACCATGTACGTTAATGGTAAGTACGTACCTAAGTCACATCCTCTGTGGAAAGCAGGTAGGTACAAGTCATTCAACGATGCCGCTTTCTCTAGCTTAGAGAACTACACTCGTAGTAAAGAAGGTCAGGTGTACATCATCACTAACTCAGCATGGCCTGATTGGGTGAAGATTGGCATGGCTGTTGACGCAGAAGACAGGCTCAATGGTTACCAGACTAGCAGTCCGATGCGTGACTACAAGCTAATGTACTCTGTGTCTACAGAAGACAGACGTAAGACAGAAGCCCTTGCTCACAAACAAGCTGGTAAGATTGCAGAGCGTAGGGGTGAGTGGTTCAAGATGTCAGTAGCACAGGCAAAGGAGTGTATCCAGCATGGACTTTGATTTCTTTTTCAAGATGGTCTGTACCATCAGCTTTGCAGGGGTTACCTTTGTACTGTGTATCAAGTGGATTGTTGAATCATATCTTGATTACTTACAAGTAACTACAGGTATCAAAGTGATTACCCATGCAGAGTTGAAAGACAAAGAACTAAGAGAAGACAGAGAGGAGAATAACGATGACCCTTTTGCTCATTGATGCAGACATCATAGCCTTCAAAGCTTGTGCTTCTGCTGAGACACCAGTAAATTGGGGTAATGGTTTATGGACACTACACTGCTTTGAAGATGAAGTAGCTGTAAGACTTGATGACCAGATATCCAAGTTAACAGATGAAGCACCTGTACAAGATTGCATACTTGCTTTGTCGGACAAGACCAACTTCCGTAAAGAGGTTGCATCTTACTACAAAGCTAACAGAACAGATGTGCGTAAGCCTATGCTTTTACCTTGGGCTAGGCAGTACCTGATTGACAAATACAACACAATAATTTACAAGGGATTGGAGGCTGATGATGTCCTTGGGATACTTGGTAGCAACCCTGCCTCAGATACCATCATATGGTCAGAGGACAAAGACCTACTCACAATACCTACTAAACACTGGATTGATGGAGAAGTATATGAACAAGACCAAGCTGGTGCAGACTACAATTTCTATTACCAAACTCTTGTTGGTGATAGCACAGACAACTACAAGGGCTGTCCTAAAGTTGGTGCTGTTACTGCCCATAAACTCCTTGGAGCTAATAGCTCATGGGACACAGTGGTTACTGCGTTTGCTAAACAAGGTTTATCAGAAGATGTAGCAATCGAACAAGCAAGACTAGCACGTATCCTACGTGATGGTGAATATGATACAGACACAGGAGAGGTAAAGTTATGGAATGGAAGAACGTAGACCCATCACAGATGGAACAACCGTCAATGCTAGACGATATGGTAAACAGTCCACCACACTACGCTGAAGGTAAGATTGAAACCATTGATTACATCGTGGATGTACTAGGTGAGTACGAAGCTTTAAGTTACTGTCAGGGTAACGTAATTAAATACACAGGCTCTCGTATGTTCAAGAAGAACAACCCTATTCAGGATGCCAAGAAAGCTATCTGGTACTTGAACAAGATGATAGAGCTTATGGAAAAAACTAAGGGAGTCAACTGGTGAAGGTAGTATTAGTTGACCATATGGGTAGTGACTTGACTGTAGTAAATGCCGCAAGAGTTTCATTCGGTAAACACACAGACAAGTTCACTGCCAAGGATGAGAAGCTTATCCAGTACCTAGCCAAGCATAATCATTGGTCACCATTCGCACACTGCTTCATGCAGTTCCGAATCAAAGCACCAATCTTTGTGGCTAGGCAACTGGTAAAGCATCAGGTAGGGTTGACATGGAACGAGGTATCTCGTAGGTACGTTGATGATGAGCCAGAGTTTTACTACCCTAAAGAGTGGAGAGCTAAACCTGTTAACAGTAAGCAGGGTAGTAATGGTAAGGCACAATCTCAATACTTTCCTGACAAGTATGTTATAGACTGTTCCCAATTGGCTATGCACAATTATCGCAAGATGATTAATCAAGGGATTGCACCAGAGCAAGCACGTATGATATTACCACAGAACACTATGACAGAGTGGTACTGGTCAGGTAGTCTAATGGCTTTTGCTCGTGTGTGTAACCAGAGGCTTGACCCACATACTCAGGAAGAGACACAAACAATAGCAGGTTACATTTCAGAACACATCTGGTCACTGTACCCTAATAGTTATCTAGCATTGATAGGAGAAAAGGATGAACTTCAAAGAGTATCAGAAGAGGGCTAATGCTACAGCCATTTATGATGTAAAGTTTAGCATCATGTACCCCACACTTGGACTAGCAGGTGAGGCAGGGGAAGTAGCAGACAAAGTAAAGAAGATTATTCGTGACAACAAAAGTATCGTAGATGAACGAGTAGAGATTGCCAAGGAGCTTGGTGATGTGCTATGGTATCTAGCGGCAGTGTCACGAGACATTGGGGTAACGCTTGAGGATGTAGCACAGATGAACATCGAGAAGCTTGAGAGTAGGAAAGAACGAGGAACATTACAAGGGAATGGTGACAACCGATGAATAATTATCTACCAACAGACTACCAGACCTTCATTGCTACCAGCCGATATGCACGATGGCTAGAGGATGAAGGCAGACGTGAGACATGGCCTGAGACTGTGGCACGTTACATTAACTTTATGGGTAGCAAAGTAAAGCTACCTAACAAAACATGGGATGACTTAGAGACTGCCATCCTAAACCTAGACATCATGCCTTCAATGAGGGCATTGATGACAGCAGGGGTAGCCGCAGAGCGAGACAACACCTGCATCTACAACTGCTCCTATCTACCAGTAGACCATATCCGTGCCTTTGATGAGGCCATGTATATCCTACTGTGTGGTACAGGCGTAGGCTTCTCAGTAGAGCGTCAGTCTATTACCAAGCTACCTGAAGTACCTAAACAGTTTGATACAGAGAACAAACCTATCGTTGTTGCAGACAGTAAAGAAGGGTGGGCTAAAGCACTACACTCTCTGATTAGTAGTCTGTATTCAGGTATCATCCCTCGTTGGGATACCTCAAAGGTACGTCCAGCAGGTGCAAGGCTCAAGACATTCGGTGGACGTGCATCAGGTGCTGAACCACTGATTGAGTTGTTTGACTTTGTTGTAGCCAAGTTCAAGGGTGCGGCAGGTCGCAAGCTCAACAGCCTTGAGTGCCACGACATCATGTGTAAGATTGGTGAGGTTGTAGTAGTTGGTGGTGTACGTAGGTCAGCAATGATTAGCTTGTCTAACCTAAGTGACACACGCATGGCTCATGCTAAGTCAGGCTCGTGGTGGGAGAACGAAGGCCAACGTGCATTGGCTAATAACTCTGCCGCCTATACAGAGAAGCCAGACATGGAGACATTCATCCGTGAGTGGCTATCACTAGTGGAGAGTAAGTCTGGTGAGCGTGGCATCTTCAGCCGTGTTGCGGCAGACAAGCACGTAGAGAAGAATGGCAGACGTGAGACAGGACATGAGTGGGGTACTAACCCATGCTCTGAGATTATCCTACGTCCTTACCAGTTCTGTAACTTGACTGAGGTTGTGGTACGTGAGAGCGATGACCTAGCTACACTAAAGCGTAAGGTAGAGCTAGCCACACTGCTAGGTACTATCCAATCTACATTCACTAAGATGCCTTACTTGCGTAAGGTGTGGCAGAAGAACACAGAGCAAGAGCGTTTACTTGGTGTATCACTGACAGGTATCATGGACAACAGGCTACTGTCTAAGTCTGTGGACAGCCCACACTGGCTGGCTGAGATGAAGCAGGTAGCTATTGATACTAACGCTAAGTATGCAGAGAAGTTTGGTATCGAACAGTCAGCCGCTATCACCTGTGTTAAACCATCTGGTACAGTGTCACAGCTAGTTGATAGTGCCTCTGGTATCCACGCACGTCACAGTGAGTACTATGTACGTACAGTACGTGGTGATAACAAAGACCCACTGACACAGTTCATGAAGGATAGTGGTATCCCTGCTGAACCGTGTGTAATGAAGCCTGATGCTACTACAGTCTTCAGCTTCCCTATGCGTTCACCAATGGGTGCTATCACTCGTAACGATATGACCGCACTGGAACAGCTTGAACTGTGGAAGACCTACGCACTAGCATGGTGTGAACACAAGCCATCTGTGACTATTACAGTACGTGATGCAGAGTGGATGGCAGTGGGAGCATGGGTGTACGAGAACTTTGACATATGCTCTGGTATCTCATTCCTACCACACAGTGACCACACATATGCACAAGCACCCTATCAAGATATAGACAAGGAACAGTATGAAGAACTTAAAGAACAAATGCCTAAGACGATTGATTGGACATCTCTTGCTCTATATGAAAAAGAGGACAGCACCTCAGGGTCACAAACTCTAGCTTGTACGGCTGGTGCTTGTGAAATTGTAGACATCTAACCGTTTAGATTAGGGGGTTTAATCGCCCCCTATTTCTAAAGTTGACCTATAGGCAATTAATTATGAACATATTCAATCAAGAACCAGTTCCATCTATAGAATTAATTAAACATCTCAAGGAAAAATATCCAGATAAACTTCCAATTAGTAAAGTTTCCTTAGAGGAACTTAGTTATCTGCAAGGCCAGCAGAGTATTATACAACAGTTGGAAGTGTTGTACAACCAGAATGAGGATTAACGACAATGTGTATGTCATCACCAAAATCACCAACACCTGTAAAAGTTGCTCAAGCACCACCTGTAACTGCATCTACACCAGAGTTTGAAACAGAACTAGCTGAAGTAGACACTGCGGCACAGCAAGCAGGTAAGAAGAAGATGGGTAAAGGTAAACTAAAAGTAGCTCCTAAAGACCCATCACTGTCAGTTGGCGGTGGACAGGGCGGTTCAGGCTCTGGTACTGGAGTAAATGTATCCACGTAAGGGGTAACAATATGTTAGAGAATACTGAAGGCGGTGCGGCAAAGCGTTACGCACAGTGTGAGACAGGTAGGGATACCTTTCTACACCGTGGGCGTGAGTCAGCAGAGCTAACAATTCCTACACTCTTGCCCCCTGATGGACACAGTAGTAGCACTATTTATCAAACACCTTATCAGGGTGTAGGAGCTAGAGGTGTAAACAACCTAGCATCCAAGCTACTACTTGCACTACTTCCACCTAACAGTCCATTCTTTCGTCTTACTATTGATGACTTTGATGTACAAGAATTGGCAGGGGCTGAAGCTCGTGGTGCGGTAGAGGAAGCTCTATCTCGCATTGAACGAGCCGCTATGCAAGAGGTTGAATCTGAAGCAATGAGAGTACCAGTGTTTGAAGCACTGAAGCAACTTATTGTTACAGGTAACGCACTGCTTTATATGCCAAAAGAAGGCGGCATGAAAGTATTCAAACTTGACAGGTACGTAGTCAAGCGTGATGCTATGGGCAATGTACTTGAAATTATTACTAAAGAAAGTGTTAGCAGTAAGATGCTACCGCTTGACGTACAAGAAATGCTTAATACTACAGACGCAGATGCGTATGGTGCTAAGAGCCTAGACCTGTATACACACTTAAGTCGTACTGATAAGGGTTGGGAAGTATACCAAGAAGTCTCTGGCATGGAGCTACCTAAGTCTCGTGGTAAATTTAAGATTGATGAAAGTCCCTTTATTCCTCTACGCTTTACTCGTGTAGATGGTGAGGACTATGGACGTGGTTATGTAGAAGAATACATTGGTGACCTAAAGAGCCTTGAAGGTTTGACTAAGGCTATCGTTGAAGGGGCGGCGGCTTCTTCTAAAGTGTTGTTCATGGTACGTCCTAACGGTACAACAAAAGCAAGAGTATTAGCTGAAAGCCCTAATGGTGCTATCGTTAGTGGTGATGCACAAGATGTATCTACACTACAGGTACAAAAGTCAGGTGACTTCCGTGTAGCTCTTGATACTGCTCGTACTATTAATGACCGACTGTCCTACTCATTCCTTATGAACAGTAGTGTACAACGTCAGGCTGAACGTGTAACGGCAGAAGAAGTACGTTACATGGCACAGGAACTAGAGTCTGCACTAGGCGGTGTTTACTCTATCTTATCCCAAGAACTTCAGATGCCTCTGGTAAATCGTATCTTAGCATCAATGACACGCTCTGGTAAGATGCCAAAGCTTCCTAAAGATTCTGTCAAACCCACTGTGGTTACAGGTGTTGAGGCACTTGGACGAGGACAAGACTTGAATAAGCTTGCTACTTTCTTACAATACCTACAGCCACTAGGCGCACAGGTTATTGCAAGTGAGATGAACCTTAGTGATTACATTGACCGACTAGGCGCAAGTCTTGGTATTGATACTAATGGTCTTATCAAGTCTCAAGAACAGAAGGCTATGGAAAAACAACAGATGATGGAAGCCCAACAGCAACAGATGCAACAACAAACTATGGCGCAGATGGCTGTTCGTGGCACACCTGAAATGATTAAACGTGGTGTCGATATGACACAACAACAAGCTCAACAGGGAGAAGAATAATGGCAGTTCCTTTGCTATTGATGGCGGCTAAGATTGTTGGTGGTACTGCCGCACGAGCCGCCTTGAAAAAGGGTGGACAAGCCGCACTACGTGCTATTGTACGACAGGGTGATAAAGCTAAAAAGTTAGCTAAGAAACCAACGTCAGGTCAGCAACAAGTAGAGAAGGCTACAAAAGCTCAACGTGCTTATGCTAAAGGACAGGTAAAAGCAGGGGCTGTAGCAGGTGCGGCAGGTGTAGCAGGTACAAAAGCCGCTACTAAAAAAGAAGAAAAGAAATCTACACCTACACCAAAGCCACGCCCTGACCAGCGTACTAACCCTTCCGACTTCCCTACCTATAAGAAAGGTACTAAGTCAGCTAAAGCTTTTCAAGAAGCGTTTGCAAAAGCTAAAAAAGAAGGTAACAAAACTTTTAAGTTTGAGGGACGGACTTATAAAGTAGAGACAAAAAAATAGAGGATTAAATGACAGACAGATTAAACACACATAATCCAGAAACAGAAGCGGCAGAACCAGCAGAACACACTGCCGCAATGCTAGAGAAGGCTGACCAGATTGAAAAGAATAATCAATCTGAAGAAAGACCTGAGTGGCTTCCTGAGAAGTTTAAGTCAGTAGAAGACATGGCACAAGCCTACAACTCTCTAGAACAGAAACTAAGCTCTAATAATGAAGACGATGATGAGGGTGAAGTTGAAGATGTAGACCCATCAGAGGTAGAAGAAGTACCCTCTAGTGGTGAAGTAGAAGAAGTACTAGATAAAGTAGGTCTAGACTTTGATGTGTTCCAACAAGAATACAGTGAGAATGGTGAGCTATCTGCGGATGCTTATGAAGTTCTAGAAGAAGCTGGTTTTCCACGCTCACTGGTAGACAATTACATACAAGGACAAGAAGCACTGACAGCAGTGAACACTGAGTCAATGTATGACATTGTAGGTGGTGAAAGTAATTATGAACAGATGACAACTTGGGCAACTGAGAATATGTCTGAAGCTGATATTGATGCTTTCAACACAACTATTGAGACAGGTGATGCAGACCTTATGCGGTTTGCAATCCAAGGGCTAGAGGCAAGGTATCGTTCCGAAGTAGGAAATGAACCACAGCTTATTCAAGGGAATAATGCTCCTGTATCGGGTGGGAAATTTGATAGTGCCGCTGAACTGACTGCGGCTATGCGTGACCCCAGATACGCCAAAGACCCTGCCTACCGAAATACTGTTGCCCAGAAATTGGCACGTAGTTCGGTGTTTTAATCTGTCTCATGGGAGTGAGGGATGTCTCCTTTCCGTCCCTCTCTCCTTCTAAATACATGAATACACCCCCGAAGTTACGCCATTCGTGCAAAAGATTCGCTACCTTAGGACGTTATATATGGTCGCTCTTGGCAGGTGTCAGGTCGAGGAAACAGGTAATGCTGTCCTCGCCCTTTTTGTGTATTTAGAAGGGGACTTCCCCTAACACGAAGCAAGAATACAAACTATTACCACTGACCCCTTGCGAGGGACAATCTTTGATAAAGGATGTAATAAATGCAGAGTGTGTTTTACTCAACATTTTTTACTAAGAGGTAATTAATCATGGCAATGCAAGCCGCTTCAAACCCAGCTTATGATGTAAGCTATCAGGGTCAAAATAACAATACAGGTGATGTTCGTAACCTGTTCCTAAAACTATATGCTGGTGAAGTTCTTACAGCTTTTGAAGAAAAGAACATCATGATGCCTTTGGTACGTACACGTACTATTTCAAAAGGTAAGTCAGCATCATTCCCAATGACAGGCCGTGCGTCTGCTGAATACCTAACCCCAGGAAATGAAATCACTGGTGGTCAGATTCGTGCAGGTGAGCGTGTCGTGTCTATTGATGACCTGTTGATTAGCTCACAGTTCATTGCAAACATTGACGAAGCAATCAATCACTACGATGTACGTTCTATCTACTCTAAAGAAGCAGGTATTGCACTTGCTAAAGAAGCAGATAAGAACATTCTACGTCAGGCACTTAAGGCTTCTCTAGCAAGCAACGCAACTCGTGCTGGCGCACTTGTTCAGGATTACACTTCATTCACTGAAGAAGACTTCACTGACAACGTGACAATCGGTACAGCGGCGGCTGACGTTACAGACCCAGCCAAGCTAGCAAAAGCTATCTTTGATGCTAAGAAAGAAATGGACACAAAGAACGTACCATCAGACGGTGCTTTCGTTGTTCTGCCACCTGCTCAGTACTACGCTCTTATGGACGTATCTGACGGTTCTAAGCTGACATTCATGAACCGTGATTACGGTGGGAATGGTTCAATCGCATCTGGTACAGTACCAATGATTGCTGGTATGCCTGTGTATATGTCTAACCACCTAGTAGTAGCTGACTTGATTGAAACATCAGGTGTTTCTAAGGGTCAGTCAAAGGGTCAACGCCCACTGGCTAACACTGCTGGTTCAGGCCGTACAACTGCATACGACATCACTAACACTACAACAGATGGTGTAAACCTTGTTGACATTGCGGCAAAAGCTCGTGGTCTAGTTATGACCCAAGACGCTGTTGCTACAGTTAAGTTGTTGGACTTGGGCGTAGAGTCTGAGTATCAAATCAACCGTCAGGGTACATTGATGGTAGCTAAGTACGCAATGGGACATAACGTCCTGCGTCCAGCTAACGCAATCGCACTTCTGTCTGCGTAAGCATAGGAGAGGGGGAGTTTCGGCTCTCCCTTTTTTACCATGAACAAAATGAAAATTCCAAAGAAGTCCCGTGTAAACGAGGCAGGTAACTATACCAAACCTACCATGCGTAAGCGACTTTTTAATAGCATTAAGTCAGGCACTAAAGGCGGTAAAGCTAATCAATGGTCTGCACGTAAAGCTCAGTTGCTTGCTGTTAAATACAAGAAAGCTGGTGGAGGGTACACTACATGAAACCCCCACAGCAAAGCCTAAAGAAATGGACAAAACAAAAGTGGCGCACCAAGTCTGGTAAGAAGTCTGCTGATACTGGTGAGCGTTACTTACCTGAAGCGGCTATCAAATCCTTATCAGCCTCAGAGTATGCCGCCACATCTAAAGCCAAGCGTGAAGGTACACGTAAGGGTAAACAGTTTGTCCGTCAACCTCTAAAGATTGCAAAGAAGACTGCAACATATAGGACGTAGTAATGCCAAACGTAGGTACAAAAACATTTAAGTATACTAAAAAAGGCGTAGCCCAAGCTAAAGCAGAAGCTAAGAAAACAGGGATGCCTATCAAAAAAAATAAATATATGAAGAAGGTGTAACATGGCTATTACATATCGTGGGGAAACCTTTGCAGGTTACAACAAACCTAAACGAACTCCAAAGCATCCTAAAAAGTCCCACGCTGTGTTAGCTAAAGAAGGTAAGACAATCAAGCTAATTAGATTTGGTCAGCAGGGAGTTAAGGGTGCAGGTAAAAACCCCTCATCAAAAAAAGATAAAGCTCGTAAAAAGTCTTACTATGCAAGACATAATGCTCAAGGTAAACCAACTTCTAAACTTAGTGCCAAGTACTGGTCACATAAAGTTAAGTGGTAGTAGGAGAAAACAATGCCAAGTCCAGCAACAAAGCTAGAAGCTATTAATACTATGCTGTCAGCAATCGGTGAAGCTCCTGTTACTAAACTTAACTCAGGTTTGGTTGAGGCTGACATTGCTGAAACAATACTAGAATCTGTAAGTCGTGAAGTACAAGGACAGGGATTTAACTTTAACAGAGAGTTAGATGTAACATTTAACCCTGATTCAAATAATAATATTACACTGCCTACTAATATTCTCAGGGCAGATACTACTAATAAAACTAATAATAAAGACCTTGTGCAACGTGGCAGTAAGATGTACGACAGGAAGAAGAACACCTACACTATTACTAGTGCTGTCTATCTAGACACCGTAGTAATGCTAGAGTTTGTAGACCTACCTGAAGTAGCAAAGCGTTACATCACACTTAGAGCATCTCGTATGTTCCTAGACCGTGTTGTTGGGTCTGCCACACTACATGGTTTTACAGAGTCAGATGAAAATAGAGCGTTGCTAGAGCTACGTGATATGGAAACTGAAGCCCAAGATTTCAACATCTTTAACAACTTTGATACATACAATATTATTGACCGTATCGGAAGCACAAGGACTATAGAATAATGGCACTCGTTAGTACATCCATTCCTAATCTCATTAACGGTGTATCAGAACAACCACCGTCCGTCAGACTACAAACACAGGGTGAAGAACAACAGAATGGATTGTCTAGCGTAGTAGATGGTTTGATTAAAAGACCACCTACAGAACATAAAGATTTCTTTATTACAGGCTTGTCAGCACAAGAAGAGCTTGACATGGCTAAAGCTTTTGTACATCCTATCAGAAATTCTGACAACACCCTACACTTCATGGTCATCGAAAAAGATGGCACTATGAATATATGTGACAGTTCTGGTACTACTAAATCAATAACTAACAATGCAAGCTCTTATTTATCAGGATTAACTAATCCAGCAGAAGAGCTTACTGCTACTACTGTAGCTGACTATACATTCTTAGTAAACAAAACTAAAGTAGTTGCTAAAGATTCTACTAAATCTAACGCACGTAATCCCGAAGCTCTATACTTTGTAGCTAAATCAGACTACAGTACAACCTACACTGTTAAGATTACTAAGGGTGGTACAACGTATACTCGTGCTATTACTACAATGGCGGCAACGCATACTTCTGATGCAGACGTACAGACCGCAGAGAAGTCTATTCAAACAGATAGAATTGCTAGAAACCTAAGGTTTGATACTACAACTGAAACTACTTACTATGGTTCTACTAGTGGTAGTGCTATTGCAGGTTTGACGTTTACTACTTATGGTAACGTAGTGCATATCCAAGGTAACACATCTAGTGATGACTTTACTATCGAAGTAACAGATAGTAGAGGTGGTGAACAGCTACGAGGCTTTAAGGGTGAAACACCTGACT